TGACATCAAGTCATTCAATGTCTTCTTGGCGGTTTGCATTTGGTTCAATTCAGCAAATTCGGACGACATATCGCTAAATTTCTTATTTGGACTCATCTTAGACACATAATCCATCATGGAATAATTAATAATATCCTCTAAATGAATAATAATGTCCTCATAATTTTTGCGGTTTGCGTCAATGCTCACAGATGTCTTAAGTTTGTCAAGTTCTACTGAGAGGTCTTCCACATGGTCTGCTAAACTGCTACTCGGGCCAACATCTACCCCCCTTAAACCTTCTTTTACATAGGTGTCCAACTGAACTGACCTAAAATAGAAGAACAATAGACCAACCAGAATGAGTAAAATCACCATAATATTCATAAATTCTTCGCGCATGTATATATTATCCAAGTAAAAATTCCTGAATTATAATTTATTCCTGTAACAAGAACTTGACTATATTTGCGATGCACGTCTTGTTTAATTTGCGGCTCTGCCCCTTTGCATTCTTCAGTTCAACCTTTTCCAAACAGGCAGCCCCTTGTTCTTGCAGGTCGGCAATCAAATTAATCATGCATTTGAAATGTTCCATAATGGCCAGAGCAGTATTCGCGCTGATTCCCGGTATTTGACACAGCATAATTTCGCCTATATTATTGGGTGTAACATTGTCCTTTTTAATCGTCTTTATCACACTGACATAGTCTTTGTCTGTGCCGCAGCTGCTGTTACCACTACTATCGGTGGTCATGGATGGCGTGGTTAAATAATACCCTACTTTGGTAGATTTCGCCAAATATTTTATACTATTGCATATCACTACCGCCGTCTCGTCTATAGAAAATGTTCTCCAAACCGAGAACCCCTTGTAGTATTGCAGAGAGAACATGGCCGAATACAAGGCGGACTTATCAAAGGTTACGCGGGCCATATTTCCTTCTATCAAATAAACGATGTTGTGGTTATGAAGCGCCGTTCCATCCAGGCGGTAAGATTGCTCTTGGTAACGCCCGTCTTTGATACTTGCAGCCAAGTCCGCCACATTTTTACGCTCAATAATTAAGAGATCATCTTCATCCTTGCTGAAAATAATATCTCCTAAAGGAAGGCTTTCAACCACTATCGTAATTTGATCGGTCATTTCGCCCATTTTTTCGCGGATCAACGGAATTAATTCGCGTTCTCTAGCATCTATTTTTACAAAAAACATTTTATATAATAACTTATTTGCATGATAAGTTATTAAATCGTTTTTAATTAATATGTTACAAATACAAAAAATACCATGATTGCTCTAAATACTTAGAACATACCACGCTGAGCCATTCTTGCAGTAGACTGAGAAGGATTGGAGAAGTTGCCACGGCATTTCAATCCAAATAGAGTATTCATATCTCGGTTGTTGCAGCTATTGCTAGGACAAAATCGACGGCTCTGGTTGGGACTAATACCTCCAGTTCCAATGCTTCCAATACCTCCCATAAGACCCATTTTCTTAGGACCACCACAATTTGCTCTGTTAATAATAGACGCTTGGTTGCGTGCAGCTTTGCCACCACTCATATAGACCATGATTATACAATACAATTAGATAAAAATAATACGATTAGTTAAAATAATATTTTAGTTAAAATAATATTTTAGTTAAAATAATATGTTAGTTAAAATAATTTTTAAGACTCAGCATTCGTATTTTTTTGTTTGAAAATATATTCGTATATAAAAACTACACATACATGCTTTTACATCCTAAATCCCCCCGAGAGAAACAACCAGAAAATTGTAATGTCCTTTTAAAAAATCATCAATTAGCCATGCTAAAGAAATGCAAAGATATCGAAGCGCTTAATTACCACTATGGAATATTAGCAGATAAACCCGGGTCCGGCAAAACATATGTCCTTTTATCGCTGATATTATGCGACGCCGAGAAAGAAAAAGGGCTAAATATAATCGTGGTTCCACAGAACATCTATACGCAATGGATAGAAGCCGTGAGAAACTTCTCCAATGAGCTGATCTTTGTTACCTATGTCAATTATGAAGATATATCCAGCCTTTACTATGTCCCCGAATTACCTAAATGCGATATTATCATCACTACCACCTTGTATTACAATATCGTCGCGGATTCGTTGAACGCATCCCCCAATTTATTTGCAAAGCGGCTTATATTAGATGAGATTGACAGCATCGACCGGATTATACAAAAGAATATCCCATGTGAAATGCTCTGGCTAGTCTCCGCGTCTTATGCAAAGGACCGCGTAGAAAATACGCTGGTGCACACAAGCATTGATATCAGCCACGAACCAGCAGTGACATGCAAATGCGAAGAATCCTTTGTGAACATGTCCTTTGCCCTAGATGAACCAAGAATATTACATTATATTTGCAAGTCCTCTTATTTGGACATGATACTACGCGACGTATTGGACGACAAGGAACTTCAAGCCATCTACGCCTCCGATTTCTCTCTCATCACGCGTCGTATGTATAAAAATGTGGCGCAAAATGACAAGGAAGCAATCGATTTCTTGATAAAGGATTTGCTGATGACAATTGATATTGAGAACATCAAAGTGGATTCCTACTTAAAAAAAGGCACCGGCATAAGCGATATTGAGCAGAATAATAAGGACGAGTGCGTGCAAATGATAACGAGCTGCACTAACAAACTGCAACGCATACACGAGCAGATAAATAAATATGACCTTTGTATAGGCTGTTTGGACCCCTTTGAAGAGGCGACGACCAAAACCAGGACCTATTGCTGTAAAAATGTCTTGTGTGAAAAATGCATTCATAACTGGTATCACAAGACGTTGTATTGTCCTTATTGTCGGTCCAAGGCGGAACAAGGCCAACATACGCTTGTGGAACCGGCGACACCGGCAGTGGACGGAACCAGCATCAAAACAAACTATACCTCACAAGATAAGCTTGCCATGTTGGTCCATTTATTATGCAATCAAACCGGCCGCAAAGTGATTATATTCTCAGATTACAGCAAAATATTCAGCAAAATCATCATGATACTAAAAGAACACGGCATATCCTATCTTGAACTAGACGGCGGAAATATTCAAGCGTTGGATAGAATCTTGAGCGAATATAAAACGGGAAGGGCGCGCGTACTCATGTCCAATTCCGCGTTTTATGGTTGCGGAATGAACTTGGAAAACACGACGGACATTATATTTTACCATAAAACGGACCAAAATATGTACGAACAAGTCGTCGGCCGGGCGCAGCGTCCAGGTAGAGACGACCAGTTAGTGGTGCATAATCTGCTTTATTTGAATGAGTGAACCAGTGAACAAGCAAAAAATCTTATCACATCTAATTATAAGTATGTGCTTTAGCGCAAAAACATCATTGATAACATTTTTATTGGGCACCACGTTTTCCATCCTACTCATAAAATACGGGAATCCGGTCTACAAAAAGGAGAATCACGTCTTTGGAATCATGCTGCTTTTTATTTCGGCGATTCAACTGATGGACTTGACCTTTTGGCTGGATTTGAAGAATACCATGGGACTCAATCGGTTGGCCACCATTATAGGTCCGCTACTGAATGTAGGACAGCCCACGATCATGTACCTTATCAAGCTGGCGTATTTCACGCCGGAACTAAATTATGGCGCCGTCATGTGGTTAAATATATTGTATGCGTTGTATCTCGTTGTCATGTATTTCCGGTTTATCACAACCACAGACAAGCTTGTTACCACCACAAGTCACGGACATTTATCCTGGCCTTGGCTGAAATACACCAACCCATATTTCTATTTGTTATTGTTTGCCGTCAACCTGTTTTACTTGACCAATTTTAAATACTCATTCTGGATGTTCGCCATTACCTATCTGTTTTTGTACTTGAGCAATAAGTGGTTTCCGTATAATGTGGGGGAACTTTGGTGCTTTTTTGGGTCGTTCATTCCGGCCATTATGCTGGCGGTGTCTTACATGATATAGCGCGACGACATCAAAAATCGGCATCGCTGCTTTGTGCTAAAATCTGGCTTTGGTCATAGTCTTTTTTTGTCTCTGTATAACCGCCCACAAATAGGCCATTTTTGAAGACCATGGGAAATGCTTTGCATTCATAACCAATGAGGGCCTTCATGTGCTGCAAGAACTCATCCTTGTTTTCAAGTAAATAATCGTCGCAGTCTACAACAACCAATTCTGGATGGGTGGGCTTCAGCAAATCCTTTACTTTTGTACAAGAGAGACATCCGCTTTTTGTGTATATTGTGTATGACACTGATGTGGGGTGCGGTAGGTCCATGTATACATTACAGGTGAGACTAAATATTTTGATTTTTTCAAACGCCCAAATATATTTTCAAGACATAATATAGCAATGGATGCGAGAAAAAAAATGTGTGTAGTATTTGATATTGATGAAACACTCGTCCAATTCATACACACGAAACATAGAGCACGTGTATGGGACGTATTACCCGATGCTGAAAAGGCTCAGTTCAAATATGTAGAAAAAGGGCGCAATATTGTCATATTCCGTCCTGGATTGAAAGAGTTGTTCACATATTTCAATGAAAATCGTGACCAGATCCAAGTTGGGCTATGGACGTATTCTGATGCGGAATATTGTAAAGGTATTGCGTCTGCAATAATTAAATATGCAGGCTTGCCCGAAGACTTCTTTTTATTTCTATTAAGCGATAAAGACATGACAGACGTGCCCAAGGAACTGAATGTAATTTACAACAGGTATCCTTATCTTAGCAGTTTCAACACGTTTATTGTTGACGATTTACATACAAATATAACTCACAAAGTAAATAAAGAAAACTGCGTTATTATTCAGCCATTCGCGCCATTTGGTGTAAAGAAAGAAAGAGAGCCTGTAACAGAGATGACATTAAGACGTTCGATTGATGATGATATATTCAAGACGTTGGAAATCATTTGCAAGAAGGTACAAGCCGACATTGAGGGTTGCGATGAAGCAGACCTAGATAACCTGGTGAATCATCCCGAGCCAGTGTTCTGTATGAAACGAATAAAACGAATGGGACTTGAAAACTTTGTAAAAACCTATGTAACTAAAACTATCCCTCTTCTAACAATAGGTAACCCATATCAAGATAAAGATTTTTTTGAACTGAATAATCGTGTCAAATATGGAGGAGTGCGAAAATCCACACGACGAACGCGACGGATCACGAAGAGACGGCGGCGAACTTTGCGCAAAACGCAACGAAGAATGCAAAAAAGGCGGAAGACACGTGGATCGTCGTTGTGAAGGGGAGGAGATTGAGTGTGGGGTGGGGATTGGGTGTGGTGTGGGAGCAAATTGTGTCCCTATTGCCTTATAGTATTTACGTAACCGGTATAAAGCCATCGTCATATAATTATATACGACGACACGATGACTGACACGAAAGCATTGTTACACGACGACGACGTTATTAAGGGCGAGGATGGCCTTATTTTTAATCCCTATAATCCGTTAAATATTGAGATTACATTGAATGACGTTCAATCTATTCTCCTTAAATATGGTTTACCGACGACTTACATCGTAAACATGGAATTATATAAACGCGCATTTGTCCACCGCTCTTATACCAAGCGCCCACATTTTGAAAATGTTCAACAAAATATTACGATCGTGCCGCGCCCGGATGATTGCATGCCCTTGAAGTCCAAGTCCAACGAGCGTCTTGAGTTTTTAGGTGACGGGCTACTGGAGCTGGTGACGAAATATTACTTGTATCGCAGATTCCCCAAGGAGAATGAGGGGTTCATGACAGAAAAAAAAATTGCTATTGTGAAAAACGAGGCCATTGGACGAATTGCCTTGGAAATGGGGTTGCAAAAGTGGCTCATCTTGTCCAAGCACGCAGAAGAAAAGAAGATTCGTACCAATCTAAAGAAGTTGGGCTGTCTTTTTGAGTCATTTTTAGGCGCATTGTTCCTGGATTTTAATAAAATCGTCGTCAAGGACGAAGACGGGTGGTTTCAAAATATGTTTGTCACGGGACCAGGCTTTCAAATGGTTCAAAAGTTTATAGAGAACGTCTTTGAACGACACATTAATTGGATTGAACTGATCCAAAACGACGATAATTACAAAAATATTCTGCAGGTGAAGATTCAAAAGGAATTCAAGGTGACGCCACATTACTTGGAGATTGAGCATGACCTGGACCAAGGATATCGTATGGGTGTTTTCCTCTGTCTAGGACAGCAGATTCACAACTTAACACCCAAGGACGCAATTCATATTGAAACACTGAAAACATTCCAAGAAATACAAACCTATTTAAATGAACACGACGGCAAGGTGTTTTTGTTCTTGGGCGAGGGCTTGCACAAGATTAAACGCAAGGCCGAACAAGAGGCGTGTATGATTGCACTTGGCGTGATTGAAAAATATTCTAAACCTGCATAAATTATGCAATGAAAACATTGATTTTTATATCTAGTTTGTATATAAGAAGCAATATGGATTCTTTAGTGAAAGATAAATTAAAAATGAAGCCAATAGTGGCGCCTCACAAACCCATTGAGGTTATAATCCGGGCAGATATGCCTGTATTGAAGGGCGTCACGATACGCGACATGCGTGAAAGTAACCAGACGTATGATATCAATGAATTAAAGGAGCGCCTAAAAGAAAGCAAATTGACACGCGTGACCATGAAAATGCCCTCTGTTGCGCCGATTGAAACGCCATTGTCTCTTGTTCCGCAACCGCCGCCGCCGCCTAAAAAACGAGCAGTAAAGGTGTCCAAAAAAAAATTAGTAATTATAGAGGAAGATGAGGCGGAGCCTGCTGCTGCTGCCGCTGCCACAATGGAACCCGTAGTCGCACCCTCCACCGCCACCGCCGTAGTTGAAAAGGAAAGCGCACGACGCACCCCTAGAGTTCAAAAGGGCGTGGCCGAGTTGGGTCCCGAAGAATGGGTAGAAATCAGCGGCGAAAAAATAACGAAACGATTGCCCGTAAAAGAGCCACCCGTAAAAATCAAGTTGTCTAGTTACTACATGAACAACCGCAAAATATTTGTCAATTTCATCAACTCCTTCTTTGAACGTTACCGAGAAGAGCTGGAAAATGTTGAAAAGACGATTACTTGCGAATCCCTCAAGGGCGCGGACTCTTTTTCTTTGTTGACACACCAAAAAATTGTCAAGGATTATATGAACTTGTACACACCTTATCGTGGCCTTTTGCTCTATCATAAATTAGGCACGGGCAAAACATGCACAAGTATTGCCATTGCAGAAGGCATGAAAAGCCACCAACGCGTTATCGTCATGACGCCCAAATCCTTGCGCGATAATTACATGGAAGAGCTCAAAAAATGCGGCGATTTCATGTACAAGAAGAATCAATACTGGGAGTGGGTGTCTGACCCAGATACATTTGAAACCTTGTCCAGTGTGTTGGGTCTGTCGGTTGAGTATATTAAACGCAACAAGGGTGCATGGTTAGTGGACATTTCAAAGGAACCCAATATGTTATCCAGCAACGACATGAAAAGCCTAGACGAACAATTAAATGAAATGATTCAAAACAAATATACATTTATCAATTACAATGGTTTGCGTCCCGCACGCCTACAAGAACTCACGGATGATTACGAGAAGAACCTGTTTGATGATTGCGTGATTATTATAGACGAAGCGCACAATTTTATTAGCCTCATAGTGAATAAATTGCAAAAAGAAAAGGCCATTGCAGAAAACGCACGAGGAGAGAAAGAAAAAATGCCCAAAGCCATGTCGTTGAAATTATACGAGTACCTCATGTCCGCCAAAAATGCGCGCATTGTCATGTTGAGCGGCACCCCTATTATCAACTACCCCAACGAAATTGGAATACTTTTCAACATATTACGCGGTTATATCAAGACCTGGGAAATTCCTCTTGATGTAAAGACCACGAAAAAAATCACGAAAGAAACACTTCAGGAATCTTTACAAGGAGAGAAAATACTGGATTACTTGGATTATTCGCCTGCTAGTAAAAAATTATTTATTACTCGTAATCCTCTTGGGTTTAAAAACAAAATGAAAGAGATAAGTGGCTACTATTACGGAGTATCTAATCAAAAGAATAATGACAAGGACGAGACTATTATTGAGACGGATTTTGTTAGCGACGTCGCGTTTGAGCGTAAAATCATAGACATGTTGCAAAAGTTGGACATTGATGTCAAGACCTCTGGTATCAAAATTCACAATTATAAAGCGCTTCCCGATAAATTGGACGAGTTCATGTTGCGTTTCATTGATCCTGTCACAAAACAAATGAAAAATGCGGATGTCTTTAAGAAACGAATTATTGGGTTGACGTCGTATTTCCGTAGTGCCCAAGAGGCATTGTTGCCGCGTTATGAAACAACCCCCGAATATTATCATGTGGTAAAGATTCCCATGAGCAACTACCAGTTTCAAATATACGAATCCGCGCGAAAAGCGGAGCGTAAAATGGAAAAAAGTGCTCGGTCAAAACAGGGACAATTTGACAAGGACGGCATCTATAAAGACCCGACATCCACGTATCGCATTTTTTCACGCGCATTTTGTAATTTTGTTATGCCCACGCCGCCTGGAAGGCCTATGCCAGCACAAGATAAAGAAGTTGCGGCGAAAAAAGGTGAAGCGGAGGCCGCTGGTGGTGAAACGGCTATGGAATCCCTGCTAAACAAGGCAAAGGACGTAGAGTTGGACAAAGATGTCAATGCGGACAAGGAGGGTGAGATTGAAGGTGACGAGGCAATCAATGCCGTGGCAGATAAAACGTATACTGATCGGATAAACGCTGCCATAGAAGACGTGAGACAACATGCCGACGAATACTTGAGCAAGACCGGACTTGAAACGTACAGCCCGAAATTTTTGGCCATGCTGGATAATATTCAAGACCCAGCATACCCCGGTTTACATTTGGTATATAGTCAATTCCGCACATTGGAAGGTATTGGTTTGTTCACGATGGTCCTTGAACAAAATGGGTTTGTTCGATTCCGTTTAAAAAAGATGTCCGCGGGCACATGGGACCTGGATATCAAAGAAGCGGACCTTGGCAAACCCACCTTTGCTCTTTACACGGGTACAGAATCAGATGATGAAAAGAAAATCATCTTGAAAATCTACAATGGATTTTGGAACGATATCCCCACCAATATTGCCAGTAAACTTCGTAAGATCGCCAACAACAACAACTTGGGCGAAATCATCAAGGTCTTTATGATTACTTCTTCTGGGTCCGAGGGTATTAACTTGCGCAATACTCGTTATGTACACGTCACTGAACCCTACTGGCACCCCGTCCGTATGGAACAAGTCATTGGTCGTGCGCGTCGTATTTGCAGCCACAAGGATTTACCTATTGAGCTTCAATCCGTGGAAGTTTTCGTTTATTTGATGACCTTTTCCAAGGAACAAATTGATAGCGATGATTCCATTGAATTGAAACGCAAGGATCTCAGCAAGCGTGCACCACATATTCCATTAACAAGTGACGAAGCCTTGTATGAAATTTCCACGATTAAAGAAGAAATCAATTCGCAATTGACGATTGCCATTAAAGAGGCTGCCATTGATTGTGCGGTATACTCGAATGGTTCTAAAGAAGGATTGCATTGTGTCAGCTTTGGTGAACCCAGTAAGACCGCATTTTCATACAATCCAAATATTGAAATTGACGAATCTGATGTAGTTGCCGCTATGAACAATGATAAAATTACTTGGACAGCCGTGCCAGTCACGATTCAAGGCGTAAAATATGCTGCGCGCAAGACGAAGGAAACGCTTTATAATGTGTATAACCTGGCCAGTTACCAAAAGGCAAAAGAGGTGGGAGGTGATCCGATTTTAATTGGTACCCTTGAGATTAAACCAGGGGGGAAGAAGGTGTTCAATATGTTGATTACCTAGTGCCAGCCTGGTTTCGTATAAGCTCTTCCAACTGGTCAAAACGTTTAGTAACATACTCATACAAGGATTGAATGTCCATTGTTTGCGTGGGTTGCTGTAGAGGGGCAGCAACCTTTGGAGGATTCATTACTTTTAATTTGGCAAAGATGGAATCTGTTTGTTGTTGCGGTTGTTGTTGCTGTAGAGGCGGCGTGTCATTGAGCTCAATGGTAGTGTTATTGCCCCACGTAATCTGTTTTGAGCTGGCGGAACTAGTATCATTCAGCTCCACAGACGGCAAACTAATGTTCAGGTCATTCTTCTCAATCTTGATGGTTTTCAATGCATTCGCCTTTTGTATAGCCTTTTCCTCCTTGATAGAAGTCGGCGCGGATTTCAGCCAGTTTTCAGCATCTGCCTTGTTTGCGGACTTGTAGAACTTGTCTAGTTCTAGATTACGTTCCGCAATCGTACGTTGTATAATCATATTCAACTCGGTAAGCGGTTCATCCTTTGTATTGTCCGAAAATACCGGCGTGGTTGGCACCGGCACCGCCATGGCGCTTGTAAATTCTTGCTGCCTTTTATTAAATTCTTGTTCAAATTGTGTGGTGCGGTCGTTTTGCAATTCTTCCTGTGTGATGGATATCTTCTTGGTGGGAATTGTTCTGGTTACTTGGGCCGGCGCCTGTCTCAATAAATTCATCATAATAGATATGAATTGCTTGTTCAACCCAATCAACGTCGTCTGTTTATTTGACTTCTCTCGTTCATAGAATTCTGGAAGGGTCTTGACAAATATCTCTTGAGTGCGGCGGTCTTTCAAAATAGTATCTTCGTCTATTAATACTTCCCACAACATTTGCACATTGGGCTCTGATAAAAATTCTTTAATAGACATAGTAATAAATATATACAGGTATGTTTATATTTATTTTTCAGGTTATAGATTGAGAGCGGCTTTTACTTTCAATATAATTTATCGTGATTGAAATAAACCTTGCGGAATTTCTCCATGTACTTGTCCTTCAATATATGCGTTTTTAAATAGTGCGACGTTATCTTGTCTTCCAACATGTGGACTATGAAGAACAAAGAATAAATGCCGCATTCGGTGTTGCCATATTGATGCTCGACCGGGTGATTTTGGTCAAACAAAAATTGCAAGCCCAGTGATTTGCCCTGGGATATGATCGTATTTGCGAGCTTCATGATTTCTGGCGGGACCTTCTCACCAGCGCTGTCAAAATAAAATATGGAACGCTTCTTGATATTTATAAACATACTTACCCAATGAGAGCCCGATTTATAATGGGGATCCAAGTTAAATATAATGCCTATTTTGGTTTTGCCGCGGTTCATCTGCTCTTGTAAATTGAATTCGCATAATTCCTGCCAAACACATTCGCCGTATAACATCTTTGAGTCATAATCGATTGGGCTTGGGCCCATAAATTCAAAGCATTTATATGCCTTTTCGTATTGTTTCATGACCTTTAATATGTCCGTGCTAGATAACCATTCATTCGGCTTTTTCTTCCAAGAAGCGGGCGCAACGGGGGCAAATGCTTCGGCCAATTCTTTGCTGTCTTTGGTATCTACGAATTGTTGCTTCAACCAACAGGATTCTTTACTGCAAACGTTGTGTAAATTCTCTTGCAAAAAGGTCCAGATGGTTTTCAAGTCGTTGCTATTAATCTGGACATCGGGGTGACGCGCATTCCATAGGTCGCGCAGTTTATATAAATTGGCTTCGCTATAACAAGTAAAATCCACCTTTTTAGGATTCGGGCTGCACTGCAGCGGTTTCATTGGGGGCGTTTTTGTCCGTTCTTGTCTTATCCTTTTTGTGATTTTTGTTGTTTTTGTTCTTTTTAGTTGGTTCTTCATTGTTTTTATCTTGGTTTTCATTGTTTTTATCTTGGGTTTCATTGTTTTTGTTCGATTCTTCATTATTTTTGTTCGGTTCTTCATATTTATTACTGATATTTTTCTTTTTACGAATTCCTTTATTTTTCAAGACAGGGTCTCTTAAGTTGATGTCCTTTTGTTTCGGCAGAATTGGTTCCGGCTTTTCTACGGCGGGATTACGACGCACAAATTTATCCAAGGTGGTTGGCTCGGTCACTTTAATGGAACGTAGAAATTGTTTATCAATGTCCTGTTGAGTTTTCATATTTTCCGCGCTGATTTCGGTCGTGGTGGCCGCCGCCGCTGCCGCCGCTGCCGCCGCTCCCGCCTCTAAAGACGCATAATCTTCTTGAATGATATCATTTGTGTCTAAAGATTTAAAATACTCTATACATGCCTTGCTATATATTTGAAATATACTTGTTATATTTGGATCCGCCTTGGGATGGGTTGTATCTTCTTCCGGATATAATATCTCCTTGGTGAGAGACATGATCCGTTTTCGGTAAAATTTAAGGTCTTTTTTATTCACGACACTTTTCTTTTTTTGTGTGACATATTTTTGGTAATTCTCCTTATTCATAAGACATTCCAGGGTTACTTGATTCACGTATTCTGTTGACATATATTTTTATGGTATAATAGATAATACAAATTAGACGCACCTTTCCTCCTCCCCTTATCCGTAAATATTAAATGGACTATAATAATATAAAGTTTTCTGTTGTATTTAATAAACTACATAAAATGTTTATTCCTGATTGCACATTAGTTACCGCATGTTTTGACCTATCAGCCTATCATAATAATTCCCGAACCCCTGAAAAGGCACTAAAAGGCATTGATGTTATATTAAA